TAATACCAGTAGACAGAGCAGTGTTTGGAACTTCAGCAATAGAGCATTCTATTAACAGTATATTAAAAAAATCTACAGATGAACCTATTGGTGGAGGAGCTTGGCCAGAAGGTATATACGAGTTCACTTATTCTATAGTAGATTATGCAGGAAATGAAACTCTTCCACATACTTTTGATACAGCTTTAGATACAGCTACAGTAGCAGAAGGACAGTTTTTTGAAAATGTAGATGTTAAGTTTAATACAGCAAGTGCTTTTAGAAAAAATGAAAAAGGTATAAGAATATATACGAGAATACAAGACAGCAATGAAAGATTTATATTATTTTTAGATATTGACTATGAAAGAGGAGTAAGAAGAAACTTGTTTGAAGAGTTTGAGTCTTGGCATAATTCATCTACTTATGGTAGTGCTGGAAACACAGCATATCTACAAAATCAATTAAGAATATTAAACCCTTCTCTAGACACATATGAAAGTATTAATGGTTATGCTCAAGAAGAAAAAAGCATAAATTTAGGAACTAAAGGTGGATATAAAGCAGCTGCGGTTTGTGCTAGAAGAGCATGGATTGCAAATGTTAGAAAAGATGATGTAGTATTTGATGACAGAATATATTATAGTCCTGTTAATAAATTTGCTACATTTCCAGATTCTTACTTTTTAGATATAGGTATTAATGATGGAGACTCTTTCTCTGCTTTACATAGTTTAGGGAATAGATTATTAGCTTTTAAACAAAAGAAACTTTATGTTATAAATGTTTCATCTACATCAGATGCTGGTTGGTATTTAGAAGCAGAATATAATGGAGTAGGATGTTTAACTCAAGAATCAGTAGTAAGTACTCCTTTTGGTGTGTGTTGGATTAATCAAGATGGTGTATATATATTTGATGGTTCTAGTCCTCCAAAAGAATTGTCTTCACTTTTAAATGACAAAACATTTAGAACTAATTCAAGTAAAAGAGGAGTAGTAGGATACAATGCAAGACACAAACAATTAGTTGTATGTCAAGATACATCTGGAACTGATGATTTGTTAGTTTACGATTTTCCTTCACAAGCTTGGTCTGTTACAAAATCTATGAATAATGGTATGTCTAATTTTATGCAAACATCACAAGGTTTATATTTTATACAATATGCTAGCTCAGGAAACAATAAAACAGTAGAGTTTATTTCTGGTAATCCTGGTACAAACCAAATAGATTTAAAAACTAAAGATATAGATTTTGGTAGTCCAGGTAAAGTTAAAAAAGTTTATAAAGTTTATATAACAGCTAAGGATGATGGACAAGCAGGAGCTGATGGAAACACTTTAACATTAAAGTATGCTTTAAATGGTAGCACAACATTTGGTAATGCTGCTACAGCAATACCAAACTCTAGCACTTATACGACATTAGTATATACATTAAATGTAGATTGTGAGTCAATAGCTTTTGAATTAACAGATGAATCATCAGAAACTATATCTATTAACGATATAACAATAGAATACAGAGAAAAATACAAGAGAGCGTCATAATGCCAGGTTCAGGAAAGCACAATGTAAATAACATTGACTCTTTCTTTAAGGTACGACCATCTAGGACTACCATAAGAGAAGGAGAGACAATATCTTTCTTAGAAAAAGGCAATCTAGTCAAACAAGAAAAAAGAAATGGTGTTGTATATGAGACTATATATCAAGAACAAAACACCAAAAAAGAATCTACTACTACTGTTGTATCATCTGAAGGTTCTGCAGTAGGAGATATTACCGCTGTATCTGCTGGAACTGGACTTTCTGGAGGCGGTGTATCTGGACCAGTAACTTTAAGTATTGACTCTACTGTAACTACTCTTACTGGTACACAAAATCTTACTAATAAAACATTAACAAGTCCTGTTATAAATACAGGTGTAAGTGGTACTGCTATTTTAGATGAAAACGATATGTCTTCTGATAGCGACACTAAACTTGCTACACAACAATCAATTAAAGCTTATGTAGATTCAGAAATATCAGGTATAGCTGCTCCTGCTAATGCAACTATTACTTTAAGTCCTGGTGCAGGTATAGGTTCTATAGGAAACTTTACTACAAATCAAAGTAGTAATGAAACATTAACCATTGGAGTAGATGGTGTCTTAGAAGATTTAGATGCTATGACTGCTGTAAGTAGTGCAAATCAATTTATTGTATCTACTGGTGCAGGAGCATATCATCACGAAAACGCAACAAATGTTATAGCAAGTTTAGGTTTAGGAGATTTAGCACTTGTAGACGAAATATCAAATGCTCACGTAGCTTCTAATGCAAATATTGCTATTACTAAATTAGCTGCAAGTAGTATTACTGTTGCAGATGGAAGTAGCTCTACTGCAATATCTTTAGGAAATACAATAACATTTAGTGGAACTTCAGATGAAGTAACTGTTGGAGAAAGTTCTGGAACAATAACTATTGGTTTACCAGATGATGTTGTTATTGCTAACAGTCTTGTAGTAAACGGAACTACAACTACAATAGACACTCAAAATTTAATAGTAGAAGACCCTTTAATTAAATTAGCAAAAACTAACAATGCTGCAGATTCTGTAGACATTGGTTTTTATGGCTTGTACGATACAGGTGGAACTGATAAATATGCAGGTTTATTTAGAGATGCTAATGATAGTGGTAAGTTTAAATTATTTAAAGATACACAAGACGAGCCTACAACAACAGTTGATGTTAACGGTACAGGATATGCAAAAGCAACACTTGTTGCAGATTTAGAAGGTAATGTAACTGGTAATGCTACAGGTAATGCAGGAACAGCAACTAAGCTTGCAAATGCTAGAGATATAACATTAACTGGAGATATAACAGGTACAACACCAGGAGCAGGTTTTGATGGTAGTGCAGCAGTAAGTATTGCTACAACGATTGCTAATGATAGCGTAGCATTAGGCACAAAAACAACTGGTAATTATGTTGCTACCATAACTGCAGGACAAGGTTTAGCTAGTAATGGTGCAACCTCTGGAGAAGGAATTTCTCATACTTTATCATTAGATTTATCTGAATTACCAACATCTACTTCAGATGGTGATGGAGACTTCTTTGCAGTGGTAGATAGTGCTGATGCTCAGAAGAAACTTACAAAAGGTAATATTAATTTATCTGGTTTTAACAACGATTCAAATTTCACTTCTAATGCTGGTACAGTAACTTCTGTTACAGCTGGTGCTGGTATGACACATAGTGGTACAAATACTGTTAATCCAACTTTAAATGTTATAGCAGGAGACGGTATTAATGTAAATGCTAATGATGTAGAAGTAGATATAGATGGATTATCTTCAGTTAATAGTTTAGACGCATCAAGCGATACTTTAATGTTTCACGACGATGGTGTAGGTCTTAAAAAAATATTTGTAGAAGATTTACCTTTTAGCAATAATAATGGTACAGTTACAAGCATAGCAACTGGTACTGGTATAAGTGGTGGAACAATTACTTCTACTGGTACTTTATCTATTGCTTTAGCTGATGTGATTGCTAATAGTGGAACTGCAAACGCAGTATTAACATCAGATGGAGATGGTACACTAACTGGAGAAACAGAATTAACTTACACTGCAGGAACTTTAAAACTTGAAAAAGCATCAGGTAATGCAGTATTTAGAATACAATCTAACGACTCTAATCCAAGAATATATTTCAATGAAGGCAACACAACAAAAGCAAATCTTGGATATAGTATTTCTAATAATAGATTTGAACTTTATAATGGAAGTGCAACACCATTTAGCA